AGGTGGAGGGGCTGTTGCTGGAACGGTGGCGCGTAGACGCCCAGAGGGACTTCTTCCTTTAAAGATAAGACAGGGCAAATTGCTAGACGGCACGCAGCTAGGAAATAATTTCTTTGAAATCTATACCATGCCAGCACCAAAATACTTTACTGCAGAGTATGAAGTTACAATCTGGGCTCAATATACCCAGCAAATGAATAATATCCTTATGGCTATAATGAATTCTTATCACAGTAATGGCTCGCAGTCATTTAGGGTAGAAAGCGACAAAGGGTATTGGTTTGTGGCTTATTTAGATGCAGCTTTAAGCTCTGGGAATAATTTTGATGATTTTTCAGATGACGAAAGAATAGTAAGATACAGCTTCAATATGACTGTTCCAGGGTATATCATCAACCCATCATATCCTGGTGTTCAGCCAGGCCATCGAAGATATATCTCTGCGCCACAGATAAGTTTTGATATGACACAAGTCATGGCTATACCATCAGAGAAAGAAATTGAGGGTATTCAAAGTGGAGACCCGGAAGACTATATTTTAGATGATTTAAGAACGCTAGATGACCCTGAGTACTCTAGATTGGTAGCTAAGAGAGGCGTTGTGGCAGATAGTAAATTTTATAAAACAACCAGTATTGGTGGAGCCGAATCTGGTAGATCTCCAATGGTTGTTAAAAGAGTTGCGTATGATCCTCTTACTGGGGATGAAGTTAAACAAGAGTTAGAAATTAAAATGAGAAACCAAAGAAAAGGCGAGACGGTTTACCGAGAGCAAGTTACTTATAACTTGGGACAGTTAAAGATTGAGCCGCAGTAAATTATTATTAATCACAATATGAGAATTTTGAAGTTTACTTGAATATTTATGATAGACAGCACTAATGCTTGAGGAGAAATAAACCCATGGCCGAACAGACATTTCGTTCTCCAGGATTTTTTGAACAGGAAATTGACCTCTCTGCGAGGGAAAAAGCTCCTGTTGGAACGCCTGCAGGAATTATTGGTACCGCAGTAAAAGGACCAGCTTTTGTTCCAATTACCGTTGGATCGTTCGCTGATTTTGAGGCTAGATTTGGAGGAATAGATCCAGATCGTTACGGCCCATACGCAGTAAAAGAATACTTAAAATATAAAGACGCGGTAATGTACATGCGCGTCTTAGGAGCCGGTAGCAACGACACATCTTCAGAAATTGCAAACACCACCAATTTTGGTGTAGTTTCCAAAGCTGGGTTTAAGGTTACCGCTACAGCAGACTCTAACCATCACGGCCTATCAAAGGGCTGTGTGCAGTTTATAGTTGCAAAACACTATATCTCAGCTTCATACGAAGCTGTTGGATTTCCAGAGTTTACAGACAACTCTTCTTTCCCTGATCTAGGGAGTGGAGACGGTACAGTAAACTTAGTTAGAGGGGTGTTATTTACTACCACCGGCTCTAGAGCGGTAATTACTGACTGGAATACTCCAGTTTCAGCATCGCTGATTAATGCTAAATTTAACGGAACTCAAGCCACTAGATGCCAAAACGCTGGACTAGAGGCAAATAAGACGTTTAAGTTTATTCTTTCTTCTAGTACTGGTAAGCCCTTCGCGCAAGATGATGATCTTGCTGGAGTAAGAATATTTAGTGCATCTTTAGATCCTACTCTTCCATCTTATATTTCTAAAGTACTTAACACAGACCCACAGAAGTTTGAAGAGAAAGAGCACCTCCTCTACTTAGATTTTGCAGTAGAAGACGAAATTGCTCCAGTATCTAATACTGTTCATGCTATTGGTCTCTTGTCTGGATCCTCGAATTCCAACTCAATTGGATTAGGAGACAGCTGGTTAAATTCATTTGGTAGGTTCGACTCGAGATATACCACACCGAGTACTCCAGTGGCTACTTCTCAACCATACGGCGAGACAGAGTATGATTTATTCCACTTCGAGGCTCTCTCGGACGGTGCTTGGGCTAATGATAAGATAAAAGTGTCAATAGCTAATGTACGCGCATCTACTGATCCAAATGATCTTTATGGTACTTTCGAAGTACAAGTAAGAAGATTTAGCGATACTGACCTCGCCAAAGAGGTAATTGAAAGTTATCCCGAGTGTAACTTAGATCCAACTAGCGATAGATTTATCGCAGCTCAAATTGGTGATAAGAAGGTTAAATTTGACTTTGACTCTGAAGACCCAGATGAACAAAGATTAGTAATTTCAGGCAAGTATGCAAACAAGTCAGTTTGGATCAGAGTCGTCGTAAACCAGAAGGTTAATGATGCAGATGTTCCTGAAGATTCTCTTCCGTTCGGATTCCATGGAATTCCGGTTCTTAAGACAACTGATACTATGACTGATGTAGCAACTGGGCTGAGTTGGAATGGCACCGTTTATGGACACACTACAACTTCAAACGCTAGAATGTCATTAAGTCTAAGTTCTTCAGCAGCTGATGCTGGCGCTGGTACAATAACTGCAGTTTCTGGTTCAATTGTACCTCCGATCCCGATGAGATTCAAGTGCACCCGCGGACAAGTTCAAAATCTATTTACAGATGGGGCTGCACCTTCTTACGCTGGAGATGTTGGAAAGAATGAGAGAGTTGATTCTAGACTTTATTGGGGCGTCAAGTTTGAAAGATGTCCCCTCACAGGTTCTACTAACAACGCTGCAATGAATACCAATGTGTCTTCTTTGCCGAACCCAATGATAAGTGCACTCACTAAATTCCAGGGGTTCGTTAAGGCTGATAACTTAGTTAGTGGATCTGGAGCAAATCACTTTAACAATAACCACTTCACTTTAGCTCGAGTAGCTCTTTATAATCAGCTTCAAAGCAATCATATAACTCATATAACTGGCGCTGCCGGTGAGCATATGGTTCAAGCTGCGTATATTAGAAATGGAGCTTGGAATGGAAGTAATTATACGGTAAGCGATGGGACTAGAACCGGCCGAATTACAATGGCTACTCTAATTCATTCTAGCGCTATTCACTTTAATAGATTTACTGATTATAACAAGTTTACTATGCCATTTTACGGTGGTTTTGATGGACTTAACATAATGAATAAAGATATATCTCTTATGAGAGATAGAGCTGCATCTAAAGATCCAAACGGGTATGGCGGTGATGAAATCACTGGCGGCCTCGGGCTAGTGGGAACTAACAATGGATCTATGATGGGTAAGGGTAAGCAGAACAACTGCATATTCTCTTATCGCACAGCCGTCCATATGATGACAGATCCAATGACAGTTAACTCTAATCTTCTGGCGGTGCCAGGTATTAGAGATCCATTCATTACAGACTTTGCTAGCGATAGAGTAAAAGCATATTCAATGGCAATGTATGTTATGGATATGAGAGCTTATGATGAGGACGCAAATAGATTATTCACGTCTGATCCAGCTAAGCGAGATGTTAGAGAGACTGCTGAGCAGTTCGAAGGGCTTAGGATAGACAACAACTATGTTGCTACTTACTTCCCAGATGTTTATATTAACGATCCAGTTAATAATAGAAATGTCTTAGTGCCATCTTCGGTAGTTACTCTTGGAGCGCTAGCATTTAATGACACTGTAGCTTATCCATGGTTTGCCCCGGCTGGATTTAACCGCGGCTCTCTTGGAGAGGTAACAAACACACAAGTTAGGTTGACGTCTGCTGATAGAGATACTCTTTATGATGCAAGAATTAATCCAATAGCAAACTTCCCAAGTGGTGGATTCGTAATCTTCGGGCAGAAAACTCTGCAGATGGCTAAGAGTTCGCTAGATAGAGTAAATGTAAGAAGACTGCTGTTAGAAGTTAAGAGATTGGTTGTTCAGGTTGCTGACAAACTTCTCTTCGAGCCTAATAACGCTGCAACTAGAGCGAGATTCGTTGGTCAAGTAGCGCCGATATTAGCATTAATTCAATCGCAAGCTGGAATTGAAAAGTTCTCTGTAATATGCGACGATACTAATAACACTCAAGAAGATGTCGAAGGAAATAAGATGAACGGTCGAATTGTTGTAGTCCCCACTAGAGCAATTGAATTCATCGCCATCGACTTTATTGTCACAAATAGTGGCGTATTGTTCTTGTAATGAATAAATACTGTTAAGAGCACTTAGGAGCAAAAATAATGGCTGAATTAACCTTTAAAAGTCCTGGAGTAAGTACGAGGGAAATCGACCTCTCAGGACCGACCGCAATACAACCGCAAGGAACGCCCGCAGGAATAATTGGTACTGCCAATCAAGGACCTGCGTTCGTCCCCATTACAATTGCAACATATCAAGATTTTGTTGCTAAGTTTGGAGCCACTGATGGCGAGAAGTTCGGACCCCTTGCAATGTATGAGTGGATGCTAAACGCAAAGGCTGGAACATATTTAAGAGTACTTGGAGTTGGAGATGGTAAACAAAACCTAGCTTCAGCCGGGTCTGATTCGAACAGCAATGCAATCCCAGCTGGCGGAGTAAAGAACGCCGGCTTCATAGTTGGCTCGCAGCAAGTAAAAGATAATGGCTACCTTGGCCATAATGCTTATGCTAACTATGGATCTAACGGAGGTAGTGGAGCTACTGCAGTTGGCGGAGCGGGTAGAACTTACTTCCTCGGTGCATTTATGTCCGAGTCAAATGGTAGTAATTACTTCAGCTCTGCTGGCGTTCAGCTTTCGCCGAGAGCAGAGCCGATTGTTAGAGGCGTGCTAATGGCAGCTTCCGGCGTTTTACCAGCTCTTTCTGGAAATTATGCTCTTGCTAACAGCGCAAGCACAATATCTCAGGGAGATTTTTCTTCTGGATACAACGGTGGAGCTCCTATCGGTTCTATTAATATAGAAACCACTAATGATTATTC